GTATATTTATGTAAAATTATGAGTAAATATTCGACACATATTTTATCAATAAATGTATCAATAAATGTATCAATATTTTACACAATAAAAAATGTTCCACGTGAAACAATTTATCACATGAAACATTTTAATATTTATTTTATTATTCTATTGACAAATGAAATCTATTCGTTTATAATTAGAAGTGTAGTAAGTTAGTATTAAAAAATTAGAAAGGGTGGTTCACATGAACGAAACAACAATATCAATCAAGGTTACTAATGTTACGTGTGTAAAAATATTTAATGACGGTGAGGTGGATACTGATAACATTAAATTAGTTGGTAGTTACTCAATTAGAAGTGCTGAAAAATTTATTAATGAAGGTAATTCATTTTTAGATTTAACTAACATTAGAATAATTAGAGTAGTTGAGGTAGTAAAGGGGGTTGAAAAATATGTAGTAGATAGTAATAAACTTTATAACTTTATTTTAAGTGAGGGTTTAGAAAATGAATGTTAAATATTTGTTTGATTACATTGAAGAATGTAAAAGTAAAAATGTAGTAGCAAGTTGGCAAGGGTTAAAAAACTATTATGAAAATATGAAAGGTAGGTATTAATTATGAGTATAACAAGATTTAACCATGAGGTAGTAAAGTTTGAGTTTGAACCATCTAAAGATTTTACATTTAGAACATTAGAGGAACTGTATAAAGAAAATGGCAAAGATAAGGTATACACAGTAAAAGGAATGTTTATCAATACTAAAGGTAGATACGGTGATAACCCAGTTGTGGTATGTAGTGAATATTATGTATCACTTCCTAATCATTTAGTAGATGTTGTGAAAGAAATTAGACAAGATAAACAGTTAGTAAATGATATTAACGGTGATAAAGTAGGGTTTAAAATTTACGAATATATTCAACCTAAATACAATCGTAAATGCTATTCAATTAATTGGTTAGATATTTAATACCATAGTAAAGGTGGGTAGGGTGAAAATACCTATCCACCTATTTTAATATGAAAGGGTGGTAAACGTGGATAAAAAAGAATTAGTTTTAAAAGTCGGTGAATATTGTAAAGATTTTAGATTAAATACTTTAAAATTAACACTAACAGAATTTAGCAATTTAAGAGATTTAAACCTAAAAAATGTTAGTGCGTTTGAACGTGGTAAAGCTAATAGCATTGAATACCTATATCACTATTATAATATGTGTGATGAAGGATTGAAGAAAGAATTTAGTAAAGGTTTATTTAATATCTTATAAAGGGGGTTTTTAGAATGGTGCAAGTTGCAAGTGATAAGTATTTAGCACTTAAAAAAGAAGTGTCAAGAATGGCAAGTATGGCGAATAAAAGACTTGTAAGACTTGAAAGAAACGAATTAACAGAGTTACCAGCTTATAAAAGTTGGGTTGATGGTGGTTCAATTAAATTTAGTGTTAAAGGTAAAGATTACAATCAATTACAATCGGAATTTTGGAGATTAAAAAGTTTTTTAGATAATAAAACTTCATTAGTAAGACAGGCTAACGGTTATTTAAAAGATATGGCTAAAGTAACAGGCATAAAATACGGTAATTTATCAGAATTAAAAACTAAAAGTAAGCAATTTTTTGAACTTGCTAACAAGATAAAAGAATATTATAAATCAAGTGAACAGTCGGCTATGGCATTAGATTATCAAAAAATATGGGAACAAATAAATACACAAATAAAACAAGGTGCTATACAGATAGGACAAGAACAATCTACAGATGAAGTATTACAGAATTTTTTAAATGCTATGGATAAAGTATCAGAAATTGAAACAGGTCAAGAAGGTTATAAAGATAGTGGTGAATGGGATTTTATAAAATTATAATAAGGTGGTGATAGAATGTTATATTATACTGATTTAGATTTGAATACAATAGAATTAGAAACAGTAAATAAATATAATGTTCAAAATAAGTCAGTTACCACTTATTATAATATTGAATGTGGGTTTGACATTGAAACAACTTCAACTTATGTTGACGGTGAAAAACAATCCTTTATGTATGAATGGACGTTTGGCATTAAAGATACTATTGTATACGGTAGAACGTGGGAAGAATTTATTGAGTTATGTTTTAGACTTCAAGAACATTATCATTTATCAAGTGATAGAATTTTAATTATATACGTTCATAATTTAGGGTATGAATTTCAATTTATGAGAAACTATTTTAATTGGGAGAATGTATTCTCAACAGATGAACGTAAACCAGTTAAAGCATTAACAGATTTAGGAATTGAATTTAAAGATAGTTATATTTTAAGTGGTTACAGTTTAAATATGTTATCTAAAAATTTAGTTAATCATAAAGTGTCAAAGTTAGTAGGTGATTTAGATTATAAGTTAATAAGACATTCAGAAACAGAATTAACAGAAACAGAATTAAAGTATTGTGAAAATGATGTTTTAATTATTCTTTATTATATCAATGAACAGATTGAACAATATGGAAACATTACTAAAATACCATTAACTAATACAGGAAGGGTTAGAAAGTTTGTTAAAGATAAATGTTACTTTACAGATAGAAACCATAAAAAATCAAGCAAAGGTAAGTTTAAACGATACAATGAATTAATGCAAGAATTAACACTAACCGCAGATGAATATAAAATGTTGAAACGTTGTTTTATGGGTGGGTTTACTCATGCAAGTATGTTATATAGTGGTAAACTATTAGAAAATGTTTCATCTATAGATTTTACCAGTAGTTACCCTTCTGTAATGTTAGCTGAAAAATATCCAATGAGTAAACCAGTTAAAGTTAATGTAAAGAAAGAAGATTTTAAACAGTTATTAAATGATGAAAATGTGGGTTTAATGTTTGATGTTAAATTTACTAATATTCAAAGTAAACTAACCTATGAAACGTATTTATCAGAAAGCAAATGTTATAATGTAATAGGTGGTATTTCAAATAATGGTAGAATATATAAAGCTGATGAATTAGTTACTACTATAACCGATATAGATTTTAAGATAGTACAGGCTTGTTATACATGGGATAGTATGCAAGTAAGCAACGTATATAAATTTTATATGCAGTACCTTCCTAAAGCTATAATAGATAGTATAGTTGAATTGTATCAAGGTAAAACCACGTTAAAAGGGGTTGAGGGTAAAGAAGTTGAATATCTATTATCTAAAGGTATGTTAAATAGTGTATATGGAATGTGTGTTACTGATATTGTACGGGATGAAATATTGTATAATGAAGGGTGGGAACTAAATAAATTTACTAATGAAGATATGATTGAACAGATACAGAAATACAATGATAGTAAGAACAGGTTTTTATATTATCCATGGGGTGTATGGGTTACGGCATATGCACGTAAAAACCTATGGGAAGGTATTCTAAATATAGGTGAAGATTATATTTATTCTGATACCGATAGTATTAAATTATTAAACTATGAAAAACATATTCCTTTTATAAAATGGTATAATACAAAGTTAAACAAGAAATTAAAAAAGATGTGTGATTTTAGAAAGATTGATTTTAATATGTTAAAACCTAAAACCATTGAAGGAATTGAAAAACCTATAGGGGTTTGGGACTATGAAGGAACATACACTCATTTTAAAACATTAGGTGCAAAAAGATATTTAGTTAGAGAAAGTAACGGTAAAATGGTTATGACAGTTGCAGGGTTGAGCAAGAAAAACGGTATTGAATATATGGAAAGAATTTGTAATAATGATTACATGAAAGTATTTGAAAACTTTACAGATGATTTATATATTCCTTCTAATGAAACAGGTAAGTCAACTCATACTTATATTGATAATGAATTTAATGGTGTTATTATAGATTATACAGGTAAAGAATTACAAGTTAATTCAAGAAGTAGTATTCATTTAGAACCATGTGATTTTACATTATCAGTAAGTGAACAGTATACTAAATTCTTAAAAAACCTAAAAGAAGGTTATTTATATAAAGGTAGGAAACACATATAATCACGTGAAACAGTTTAAAATGTTTCACGTGAAACAATTAGAAAGGGTGGTAATTATGGCAAGTAAAAAACAGAAACAGAAATTTTACTCATTAGATAAGATACTAAAAAAGAATAGTACGTATAATGTTATATTTGGGGAACGTTCCAACGGTAAAACCTATTCAGTATTAAAATATGGGATAGAAGAATATTTTAAAACAGGTGGACAGTTGGCAATCGTTAGAAGGTGGAAGGAAGATATAACAGGTAGAAGGGCTTCCGATATATTCAGTGCTATAAATTCTAATGATGAAGTATTTAAAATTAGTGGGGGTAAATATAAGGGTATAACATATTTTGCAAGTAAATTTTATTTATGTAATTATGATGAAAACGGTAAAACCATTTATAATATTGATACCGATTGTATAGCTTATGTATTCGCTTTATCAGATATGGAACATAATAAAAGTATTTCATACCCTAAAATTACAACTATAATGTTTGATGAATTTATAACTAAATTTACCTATTTACAAGATGAATTTGTTATATTTATGAATACAGTTAGTACAATAGTAAGACAGAGAACCAACGTTAAAATTTTTATGTTGGGTAACACAGTGAATAAATATTGTCCTTATTTTACTGAAATGGGTTTAACTCATATACTAAAAATGGAACAAGGAACTATTGATGTTTATACTTATGGTAATAGTGAATTAAAAGTGTCGGTTGAATATTGTGGTAACACTCAAAGTAATAAAAAAAATAATTTCTATTTTGCTTTTAACAATCCTAAATTAGAAATGATTACAGGGGGTGCATGGGAATTAAATATATACCCTCATTTACCAGTAAAATATAAACCTAAAGATATAAAATTTATATACTTCATAGTGTTTAATGATAACATTCTACAATGTGAAATAATATCTATAAACGGTGAAATGTTTACCTATATTCATTTAAAAACTACAGAATTAAAAGATGATTGTAAAGATTTAATTTATTCACTTGAATATAATTATAAATTAAATTATAATAGAAGTATATATAAACCTATAAACAAACTTCAAGAACGTATTCTATGGTTTTATAAAACAGATAGAGTATATTATCAAGATAATGTTATAGGTGATACAGTAAGTAATTATTTAAAAATATGTAAAAAT